AGATCCGACTGCTTGGCGACTTCCCGCAGTTCCTTGAGTTTGTTAAAGCCGTTTTTCTCCTTGATCTGACCGATGATCTCCTTGGTCATGTCGCTCTGAACCTTCGATGCGACCCCGTTGAGACCAAAGATCCGCTCCCTCTCGTCGTTCGTCATCGTCTCACGCAGGATTTCGATCATCTCGACGATCTCCTTGATCGCCGTACCCGAACGCTGCGTCTTGATCATGCTCCACACGAGCATTCCCACGCCACCCACGATCAGGGCGATCAGGAGAATGCCTCCGACGAAGGCGATCTCCTGAAGATAGTACTGACTTGCGCTTGCGAAGCCGATCATAACCGCACCCACCATGATGACGAGGAGTCCCGTCTTCTTGGAGACGAAGAACGCAAGGACTGCACCTCCCGCTATCACAATGAACCCGATTGCCCAAAACAGCGTGATGTATCCGTACAGTTTCTCCATCGCCTTCGTCCGACCTTCCTTCTCAATGTTCTGCAACTCGACGATGCGAACCTCGGCTTGCCGCACCTGCACCATCACATCCTGCAATTTGTCAGTTTCCTCCTGCATTCTCTCGGAGGCGGTCACGATCTGATCCGCATGGGTCTTCATTTCCCACATGGAGTCGATGACATTGTCCATGCGAGGCTTGTCCTCCTGCGCCACCCGCTCATAGAGGATGTCGAGTTCGGCATCCGTCTTGACAGCCTCATTTTGAATGTAGGTGGCATCCTCCTTGATGTCCCACACATCCCGCTCCATGTGGTCGGTGATCGACTGAATGGTCGTGGTAGATGATCCCTCTGTGACCAACGGCTTCTGGTTGTTGATCGTAGCGCAGCCGATGGTGCAGAGAAACACCGCCACGATTCCCCCGTTCAGTATGTTTGCCATAGTTGGTATTTAGGGAGCCGAGCCTACATATCCCGTATGCCACGAAAGCGTTCAACGCTGAAGCCGATGCGTCCCAAGAAGTCGGTCAAGCCCCTGTCCCCGTCAGACAGGCGCAGCAGTATGTCCGTCCGCAAGCCGAAGTCGCCATCCCCACCCAAGAAGCCCTCCTAGGACACTTCGTAGATGCGGTATTCGTCGTATTGGAAGTTCACCGTGGCGGAGATCGGGGTCGGATCGGACTCCGAATGGCTCATGGTGAACCCCGATATCTGCGTGGGCACCAAGTTCCCGAATGTCATCATCATAACGGGGTTCCTCTTGTTGTTGAGGAAGAACAGCCTTCCGTAACTCGGTCGTATGTTCCTATCGGGAAGTATCTCGGTGAAGTCACGGTAGGGCATGGTGGCTCTCTGCCAGTTCACAATCTCCCTGTAGTTCGAGAAGTCCTCGTTGATGATGAACCTGATCGACAACTCCGACTCGGAGTTTCCGCCTGGAAACTTGATGTCGTTCGCAGCGAACATGTAGTTCAAGTTCATCACGCTTGCCGACAATGTCGGGGTGTTCACAGATGTGCAGAAGTAGGTGATTTTTGGGATCCTCTCGCAGACGAACCTGTAGTTGGTCTGTGATGCGAGGTTCGTGCTTGACGGAGTGTTCGCCAAGGCACCGAGGTCGTGCAGCACGGGGATCCAGTCGGTTGCTTTCGTGGATGACATCAGGGGTCCACTATATCGAGTGAGGTGAATTGGAATGTCGCATCGCAGGTCAGCACGGTGTTGTTGGCGACCTGCGAGTTCATCGGGAGGCTTGACAGGTTCGTGATGAACAGGTGGTCGAACACGACCCTTGCCACGGGGTTCTTCTTGTTGTTGAGAATCAGGAGTTGGGAGGAGTCCGTCACTCCCCTGACGAGCCTGTTGCTCGCATCCCCCCTGAAGAAGGACAAGTAGTCGAAGGTCTCCGAGAACCAATCGGACATCTGTTTCCAATTGCTGAAATCGTCGTTCACCACGAACTTCACGGCGAGATCTCCATGTTCGACCTTGTTCCCGTAGAACCGCAGGGTGTTTCCTGTGGGGATCGGTATCTTTATCGTATCCATGGTCATGGAAGGGAAAACCACCTCGGTGCAGAAGTAGATTCCGTCCCTCACCTTCGGGATCATCAGCCTGTAGTTGGTCGAGAACGATGGATTGGTGTTAGTCGGCTGTCGGTTCAGCGGACTCGGCACGATGTCGTCGGGAAGGCGCAGCGGTTCCATACCCATATCTATGAAAAAGGGCTGCATGGATTTCTCCATGCAGCCCCGTAGCGAAACTCCCTGCGTTGACAGGTGCCTGCCCTACAACCGATCAGAAAAGGTTGGTGACCTTCACGATGCGGTAGTAGATGTTCTTGCGAGTCGCATCCGTCGAGTACGGATCCGACACCGATGCGCCGTCCTTGAGGCTAGCGAACGGATTGTTGACGAGACCGTAGCGGGTCTTGAAGCCAATCTTCGGCTGGAAGGACTGCTCACCGACTGCCCTCACCATTTGGAGGGGCACATACGGGCAGTAGAACATACCTGCATCGTAAGCCGACGAACCCTTGTATCCCGCCATGAAGAAGTCGTGCGACGAGGTCATTGACGAGTACGGATCGATGTAGACCCGCAACTTGCCGTTGAGGACACCTGCGAAGGTGTTGCCCGTGTCGTCCACATTGAGGTTGGTGCTGAGGGCGGGGGCGTAGTCGAGAACGCCCGCCATCGACAGAGCCGAGGCGACATCCGAGGAGCAGACAATGAAGTTGCCCTTTCCACGGCGGGTCTCCTTGGCGATCTGATTGCACTCACGCTCAATCTGAAAGAGCAGACCCTTGAACTTCTCGACCGACCAACGACCGTTGGAATCGACATTGAGGTCGAACACGCCTTGGCTCTGCGTACTGCCGCTCTTGGCACCCAACTTGGCGTTGGCGTAGATCACACGGACAACCTCACGGTTGATCTCGGCGAGGATTTCGCTCGACAGGATGTTGGCGAGTTCCGTCTCGGCATCCAAGCCGTGAATAGCCTTGAGATCCTGCGCAAGTTCCATGGTGTATTCAGCCTTGAGCGCACGGGTCTTCGCCTCGACGGTGGTCTTCTCAATGGAGAAAGCCATCTGCGGGAAGGGGTTGCCCGCCGAGTCACCGAGTGTTTCGGCGAGGTAGGTGCTGTAGCCCTTCGTGCCCTTGACACCCGTAGCAGCCGAGATCGCACCCGTTCCGAACGGATCAACGCCGCTGATGTCGAACGGATCGGTCTGATTGACACCTTGAGCCGTGGTACCCGTGCTGCCCGAACCACCGAACGCCGTGTCGGCTTCTTGGTAGAGAGCCTCGGAACCCGTTTGGTTGATGTAGCGGCTGCGCATGGCGAAGATAAGTCCCGTTGGACCGCTCATCGGCTGAACGCCGCAGATGTCGTATGCGATCAGGTTCGGCATCGCACGGCGAACGAGACTGATCAGGATCGGGTCCCAACGAGCCACATTACCGCCGCCTTCCTGTCCACCGATAGCCGCACCGCTGAAGTTGCTCGGAGCAGCCTCACGGAGGTACTGCTCCTGATTCTCAAGCAGCATGGTCGTAACCGCCTTGCGGTACGGATCCTTGATCTGCGGAAGGTCCGCATGCTCAAGGATGGGTTGCCACTTCTTCTGAAGGGCCTCGGAAATAGTCAGTTCCATCTCTTCTCTTCTCCTGTTTTTTGTGAAAGGTTGATTTATTTAGCCAAGTCGGTTTTTACCGCTTGGTAAGCCTGCGCAGCGTGTCGGCGTAAACCCGCATCGACTCGCTGATATTCTGTGATCGCTCTTCTCCGCCGACCTTCTCGTCAAGACCTTCCTCAACGGTGGCTGCGGTTTCTTCGTTGATGACAGCCCTGCGACTCTTGCCATTGAAGTACGACTCACGGATCACCCCGAGCCTGTTGCGGATCTGATCGTCGTCGCCCTCAAGGATGACTCCATCAGCGAGGGTGCGGAAACGCTCCTTCTGAGAGAGGGTGAGGTCTCCGCTCATCTCGTCAAGCATCTGATGGCGGCGGAAGCCCTTCACCCGCTCGGTGAGTTCGATGTTCTTGTGCATCTCCTCGTCGAGGCGGTCCTTCAGTTGCTCGTTGACATCAGCCATCCTGTCGGCAAGGTCGATCTTCGCCTCGGGGACCATGATGTCATGCTCAAGGAACAGATTGCGGAGACCGTCCATGAACTCCTCGGCGACCTCGGTGCGGATGCCCTTCTCGACGGCGAGGCGGTTCTCCTCGACCCATTCCTGAACGACATACGAGAGATACGAGTCCAACTGCTGCGTGAGGGCGTTCTTGCTCTCCTCAATCTCGCCGACCAGTCGGTTGCTGTACTCCTCCTCAAGTTCGGTGCGGATCGCCTCGACACGCTCGTTGATAGCGGCCTCGAAAATCGTCGCAGCCTTGTTCTTGAAGTCCTCGGTGAGATCCTCTCCGTCGAACATGGCATCCATGTGGACATCGATTGCCTCGCCACGCATCGACTTCTTCGACTTAATGCTTGCCGTGAACCTGCTCTTGGCATCGCCCGTACCGAAATCGACGGGTTCGGGAATGACGGCACCGCCACCCGTGCCGTCCTTGTAGAGACCCGAGTACTTGCCCATGCCCGCACCCGTGGTGGAGGCATTGGTGACACCGCCCTTGCCCGTGGTCGAGACGGTGACCTTCCGATCACCGCCACGCTTGGCGTTGAGGTTGGAGCCTTGCTTCGTCTGTGCATCCTCTTCGTCGAGTGGGGTCTCCTCGTCGGCGACCTCCTCTTCATCGAGGATGATCTCTTCGATCTCTTCGTTGTCCTGATAATCCATGTGATTCTCCTGTAGGGTTATTTATGTCTCGGTTTGGATTTGGTCAGAGGCGACCAATAAAACGCTTGAAGGCGTTCATCTTCGCCTCCGCCAACTTTCTACCCGATGCCTTGCTGATCCCTCGACGGATCTCGTCGATATCCTTGGCGACCAACAGCCCGTTCTCGTAGATCCACTCACGACCCTCCATCACGCCACGCACGAAAGCCTCGGGGGCGGAAGGGTCTGCGACGATGTCGGCGGCGGTCGAGAGGCGGAAGTCGTCCTTGACATAGGACGCACCGTTCCTCTCCTCAATGGAACCGACTCCACGGGAAGAGACCCCGAGCCTGGCACCCTCGTCAATCAGATTCTTGACGATCTTTCCGTAGGGGGTGTCGGTGACCTTCGCCTTGCCGTAAAAGTTCTTCCCATCGGGAGCAAGTTCCATAATCATGTGGGAGACACGCTCAAGGTTGATGGTCGGTCCCTCGGGATGCCCGAGTTCACCGAACGCCCTGCGAGGCTCCACGAACTCCTTGATGTAGTTGTTGACCTTGGAGGTCAGCATCTTATGTTCATAGATGCGCCCGTTGCGGTTCTTGATGTCGCCTTGGAGAAAGGTACCTTCGATGAAGTACTGCTTCTGGCCGTTCTTCTCCTCGGTCAGGACTTCGATTCCCTCGTTTACCTCGCAGATCAGTTTCATTCTTTTTCCTTTCCCCTA